CTGAATAGCTTGAACTTAGGAGACCCCGATTCAAGCAATCATCGTAGGGGTTTCGGTGATCCACAAGATGTTGTGGATTGGTTTCATCATGAGAGGTCTGATGACTGGCGACAAAGAGATTAAAAAATTAACCAAAGAACAAATTGGGTACAAGACCACTGACAAATTAGCAAAGATGTGGTTACTCAATCCTCATGACCATCATTTCTTATACCAAAGGGATGATGGTTCTTACTATGGATACTCTCATATTAAAGATGAAGATCCAGAGGATTATTTTTGGGAAGCACATGGTATACAATTAGAGTTGTTTCCACCTGAACCACCTAAGAAACAAGAGGTAGGTACAGATGCACCACATCAAAATGCCTTAGAGAAATACTATGGTGAGGATTGGAAACCTACACCACAAGAAGGATTGGAGGATCATTATGGATAAGATCGATACACAAGGGATGGGTGGGCCAGTTGACCCAAATTATATTCCTGATAAAAAACCACAAGAACATAAACCTGCAAAGGTTAGACCTCGTAGGTTATTCACTCCAGAGTATGCAAAGGAGATGAAGATTCTTATCAATGAGGTGTTAGATGAGAGAGAAGGTAAGAGTGGTATATCTTATTTTGATACTGAAAACTTTGTACATTATGTTGGAGAGGATGAACCAGAATATGAGGCATGGTCATACCACCCTGTAAGGAGGAATTATGAATGATGTAATATGGTCTATAAATATAATGATACTAATACTCCTAATAGGAGTTGCAATTTTTATATACTGGATTTTTAAATACGATGACTGGAATGAAACCACCGTCGAGGAAGAGTTGTTACAACTTCCGAGTGACGAAAGTCAACAGAGTAGTTGATGGTGATACTATTGATGTAACCATTGATTTGGGATTTGACTTAACAAAAAAAGAAAGGGTAAGAGTGGCTGGTATAGACACTCCAGAAAAAAGGACACGTGACTTAGAGGAGAAAGCTCTTGGACTCGATGCAACAAACTGGCTCAAAGAAAAACTGGACGGGGTTATTAAAAGTAGTGATGATCTTGTCATTAGGACTGAACTTGTGGGTGGTATGGGTAAGTACGGCCGTCTTCTTGGTTGGTTATACATTGGGGACTCCAACGTGTCCATCAACGAACAAATGATTCAGTTGGGATATGCTTGGGCATATGATGGTGGTACTAAGAAGAAAGATTTTGAAGAACTACGTGAGATTCGTAGAAGGAATGGTACATTGTTAAATGGCTAAGACTGAGGTATATCTCGGTAACCCCAACCTGAAAAAAGCAGGTACTGAGATACAATTTACGAAGAAGCAAATAGAAGAGTGGATCAAATGTAAAGAAGATCCACTCTACTTTGCTATGACGTATATGCAGATCATCAACTTGGATGAGGGTCTAGTACCTTTCTCCATGTATGATTTTCAGCAGAAAATATTAACGGATTTCCATGAAAACAGATTCAACATTGCTAAGTTGCCTCGTCAGACTGGTAAATCCACAACAGTGGTCGCATACTTGTTACATTATGCTATCTTTAACGATAGCGTCAACATTGGTATTCTTGCTAACAAAGCTAGTACTGCTAGGGAACTCTTAGGTAGACTTCAACTTGCTTATGAGAATCTACCAAAGTGGATGCAGCATGGTGTCCTTGTTTGGAACAAAGGTAGTTTGGAGTTAGAAAATGGGTCTAAAATCATGGCTGCGTCTACTTCTGCTAGTGCTGTTAGGGGTATGTCTTTCAATATCCTTTTCTTGGATGAATTTGCTTTTGTTCCCAACCATGTTGCAGAACAGTTTTTTGCTTCTGTGTATCCTACTATTACTTCTGGTAGATCAACGAAAGTCATAATCATATCTACACCTAATGGTATGAACCACTTCTATAAGATGTGGGAAGATGCCAGAAATGGTAAGAATGGATATGTTACAAATGAAGTACATTGGTCTCAAGTTCCAGGCAGAGATGCTAAATGGAAAGAGGAGACAATGAAGAACACGTCCAAGAGACAGTTCGCACAGGAATTTGAATGCGACTTTCTTGGATCTGCTGACACTCTTATATCTCCATCTAAGCTTCAGGCTATACCGTTCAAAGATCCCATACAGAGCAATGCTGGACTTGATGTTTACGAAAGATCACAGGAAGGTCACGAATATATTATTACTGTCGATGTTGCCAGAGGTATCGGTGGCGACTACAGTGCTTTTATCGTGTTTGATATCACCACGCTTCCGTATAAAGTCGTTGCCAAGTTCAGAGATAATGAGATCAAACCTATCATGTTTCCGTCGGTCATCTTCTCAGTAGCAAAGGAATATAACCTACCTTATATTTTAGTAGAAGTAAATGACATTGGAGATAGTATTGCAGCAACATTAAACTATGATCTTGAGTATCCTAATGTATTGATGTGTGCTATGAGAGGTAGAGCAGGTCAGATAGTAGGTCAAGGATTCTCAGGAACTAAGACTCAACTTGGTGTCAAGATGAGTATCACAGTTAAGAAGCAAGGTTGTGCAAACCTTAAAGCAGTATTGGAAGAAGATAAATTAACATTCTGTGATTTTCATATACTTCAAGAGTTAACAACATTCATTCAGAAGAAGCAAGCATGGGAAGCAGATGAAGGATACCATGATGACTTAGTGATGTGTTTGGTTCTATTCTCTTGGTTAGTATTACAAGAATATTTCAAAGAGATGACTGACCAAGATGTCAGACGAAGGATATACGAAGAACAAAAGAATCAAATAGAGCAGGACATGGCTCCATTTGGATTCATTGATGATGGTATGGGTGATGATACGTTTATAGATGGTGATGGTGAGATGTGGGCTTATGGAGAGACTCAAGAAGAAGTCTCATATATGTGGAATTATTAAATGGATCTTGATGAACAGTTCGGTTTAGAACACCTACTATTCAGAGAAAGAACATGTCGAGTCTGTGGTAGAGACAAAGACTTGATGAATGATTTTTATTTAATAAGAAAAAATAAGAGAGGGAACCCATCTGGATATTCCTATGAATGTAAGGTCTGTACTATAGAAAGGATAGTAAAGAATAGAAAGAAAAAACACACCCCAGTCGAGTCTTATCCAGACTGGTAGTATGTTCATGCATTGTTTCCCCACTCAAAATACTCCTAGAGATAAATAATTTCAGGTAATTTGAATCATCTATAGGGGTTAAAAACATGGCAAGTCAAATCTCGCCTGGTGTAGTTCTTAGAGAACGTGATCTGTCCAACGCAGTTATTGTTGGCACTTCAAGCCAAACAGCAGCGTTTGCTTCAACTTTCCAGAAAGGTCCAATTGGTGAGGTTGTTTCAATCTCTGACCAAAAAGATCTACTCGGTGTATTCGGTAAACCAACTGATGCTAATGCAGAAGATTGGTTTGTTGCATCTGAGTTTCTGGGATACGGTGGACAACTGGCAGTTGTTCGTGCAGAAACAGGAGCACTTAATGCGGTAGATAACGGAGCAGCAGTTCTAGTTAAGAACACTGCTGACTGGGAAGGAGGCACAGGCTCGTCTAAAAAGTTTGTAGCACGTGGTGCTGGTACTCTAGGAAACTCACTCAAGGTAGTCGTTGTTGATAGTGGTGCTGACCAGTATCTAACATTCGCAGCAACACCTGCTGGAATTGGTGTCGATGACACAGTAACATTCGCTGGTGGTGCAACAGCAAAAGTCCTTTCTTGGGTTCCTTCAACTAAGACTGCTGCTGTAGTTCTTGCAGACCCTTCAACTAAGATTACAACTACCGATACATTAGACATTCCTGATACAGGAGTCGGTGCATCAGTTACTGGACTATCTGGTGGTTCAGGATACACCTCAGCAACTGCTGTTGCTACAACAGGTGGATCTGGATCTGGATTGACAGTTGATACTACAGTTGGTGCTGGTGTTCCATCTGCAATCACACTTACATCTGGTGGTTCTGCTTATGCAACAGGTGCTGGAATCGCAACCACAGGTGGTGGCGGTACTGGATTAACCGTTGACGTTGTTGTCGCTGGTGGTGTTGTTCAGACAGTAGCAATCAATAATGCTGGTACTGGATACACAGTTGGTGCAACAGTAACAATCGTTGGTGGTGGATCTAACGCAACATTCACAGTCGATGCAGCAACAGGTGCTGTAACTGGTCTTGTTATTAACGCTGGTGGTACTGGATATCTTGTTGGAGACACAATCACTGTTTCAGGTGGTGGTGCTGATGCAACATTCGATATCGCTACTGTAACTGACACACAGATTGCAATCTCTGCTGTTAGTGACTGGTATACCAATACAGAAATTGCTGGAACTGGACTTAAGTTAAGTGCAATTGGTCCTCGTCCTGGTACATCTGCATTTGCTGCTGATAGAAGTCTTTCTGGAGATGAAGTACATGTGGCAGTGATCGACACAACTGGTGATGTGTCTGGTGCTTCTAACACAATTGTTGAGCGTCTTACATATCTCTCAAAACTCTCTGATGCAAAATCAACAGAGGGTGGAAATGTGTACTACAAATCAATCATCAATGCTGAGTCACAGTACATCTATCACGGTGCTGCTCTTACAACAACAGTATCTGGTGCTGTATGGAACGCTGCTTCTGGTTCAGTATCTGGAGCACTTGCTGTTGGTGGTTCGATTGAAACATCACTTTCTTCTGGTACTGATGACTATGCATATACTGCTGGAGAGATCAGTGCAGCATATGACGAGTTTGCTGATAGTGAGAATACCTCTGTTGACTTTATCCTTATGGGTGGATCACTAGGTAGTGAAGCTGATACTAAGAGTAAGGCACAAAAGGTACTTGCAGTAGCAGCAGGTCGTAGGGACGCAGTTGGATTTGTTTCTCCTTACAGAGGGAATCAAATTGGTACATCTGGTTCTTTGACTGCTAGACAGCAAAAAGATAATACTCTTGGATTCTTCAGTGGACTAACCTCCACATCATATGGAGTATTCGATAGTGGATACAAGTACATCTATGACCGCTTTAATGATGTATATCGTTACATTCCATGTAACGGAGACATTGCTGGTCTTTGTGTTGCTACATCAACAGCACTTGATGACTGGTTCTCTCCTGCTGGATTAAGCAGAGGTGGAATCCGTAACGCTGTTAAGTTAGCATACAACCCATCTAAAGCAGACAGAGACGAACTTTATCAGAACAGAATCAACCCAGTTGTTTCTATATCTGGAAGTGGTATTACATTGTTCGGTGACAAGACTGCTCTTGCTTCACCATCTGCATTTGATAGGATCAATGTTCGTCGTCTCTTCCTCAACATCGAGAAGCGTGTAGAGAACCTTGCTAAAGGAGTTCTATTCGAACTTAACGATGAGCTCACACGTTCCAATTTCAGTTCTGCTGTTAACTCTTACTTGAATGAAGTTCAAGCAAGACAAGGTTTAACTGACTTCTTGGTTGTTTGTGATACTTCCAATAACACACCCGATGTTATTGACCGCAATGAGTTTGTTGCAGAATTATTCCTGAAGCCAACTCGTTCCATCAACTACGTAACAGTAACCTTCACTGCAACACGTACTGGTGTTTCGTTCGCTGAAGTAGTCGGACGCTAATTTGTCACGCTAAATAAAA